AGTCCCTAATCCGATGGCATATAAAAACCATTGGATTTTCTGCATAAAGGTAGGCTCTAATGTTACCATCTCAGTCTTAGTAATTGTCTCTACTATGATACTATCATCGGGGCAGTCAGCTTCAATGAATACCTCATTTGTCAATGTGTCGTAGTGGTATTTAATAAACACCTTATCTTGGAAGTATTCAACCGTATCGAAGTTATACTTAAATATTGTGTCCACCTTTGGTACACTTACAAAAATCGTGTCCCTAATTGTGTCAATTTGCACCGTAAAGAGGCTAGGGTCTTTCTTCTTAGCCATCCTAACTAATCTTGATGCACTACATCCACTTAATAAAACAATGGCTAATACTATGCTTAAAACGTGTCTCATTCTGCTAGTTTATTTGCTTTACGAATTGCGTATTTGAAAGCTATGGTAATTAAGATAGAGCCTAGAAAGCCCATCAATAAAGCGATGAGGTTTTGACCTTCTAAATAGATAGCATCTACATCTTTTAGTTCTTGCCATCTTGCAAACCAATAAAAGATAGGCTCTTGCATATAAGTTAACACACCACCAGCGAAAATACTCCATAGCATATCATCCCATTCACGAGAAAAATACTGCTTCCATTTTAATCTATATTTGGGATCATCATCCGCTTTTTGCTTCTCCATCTTCAAACGGATAGCGATGAATAAAAACGAGCCAATTAGTGCGCTTATGTATAGTGTCATATCAATTTACTTTTAAAATTTTCCCAATCAAATCCAGTACCAGGATCATACTTCCTCTCAGGACTTACATCTGAATGTCTTAATACATCCTCATGAGCAATATCAAAATACTCAATTATACCGTTAGACATTTCTACCAACGCATCCTTTTGAGCGTCTGTTACATAGTCTGTTTTGATCTTCTCTAAGAAAGTCTCATAGGTATGTTCACCCTCTGCTAGTATCTCTATGCCTACTGAATTGGTATTGAATCCTTTTGCGTGCCATGCAATCTCAGTAGTCTTGCGTAGCTTAATAAACGAACCATCAGGACAAAGTAAGAAGTGAGCAGATAGCCCTATATCTTTTAGAAACTCTTCTGCGTGTTTACCACCTAGTATCTCACTCATTGCATGAATGATTAGCTTTGTAGGGGTTTGTGTACCACCTCCAATTCCTGAGTACCTTTTAATTACCTTCATACCTTTGTTCTTTAATTGCATCCTCTTTAGTGTATAGGTTTTTACTATCACCTACCTTATATCCTGCTATAAACATTATAATTGTTATTAGCAGTCCTATGATTACATACGCTACAGTCACCTTACGGTAAGCATCTTCCTTAACCTGATCAAGCGACTCCTCTTGTGCTATGTGGTTATTTAAGTTGGTACTTAGAATAGCTTGACTAGTTGCGTTTTCTGCCACAATCTTTTTGATTTCATTCATGTCATTTCGCACCTCCTCCATTAATTTTATTACTAATTCACTACTCATCGCAATTTACTCATTTAAAATGTAAGGTACTTCTACCAACCTAAATAATACAGTATGATTGATGTCACTAAGGGAGCAAGTAGTCCCTTCCAATCGAATCCTTTAATGTCCCAATCGTGTAGCTTCTCCCAATCTCTTATCTCTCTACCGAGATAGAAGAGAGAGCCTGCTGCCCAATACCCTGTGACTAATGATATTGCGATAGCCACGTAAGCGTGTGCCATCCAATATGGTGTTATTGCTATTAACTTTTCTTTTATTCTTTTCATAATACCTCATAATTTAATACGAACCTATGTGTTGTTGATCCCGTAATAAGAGCATCCCAGCTAAATTCAAACTCATTAGTAGCTATTGCTGCATAAACCATTCCTGCTTGCTGTCCTGCTCCTATAACAGCAGTCATTGTCCCTGCAACTTCTTTGTTAGTAGTAAAGGTGGAAGAAATAGGTAATGTCATTCTTAATAAGGTACCTGTAGAAGAACCTAGAGTTGATGTAGTGTCAAATGTACCAGAAACAGTAACAATATCTCCTACTCTTGAATACATACATTTGTAAGAATTACTAGAAGCTATATTTGTAACGCCTGTTAAAGTCGGTGTATAAGTTCCTGATGAAGTGGTAGCCACCGCACTATCCACATAACCTTTAGTAGCTAAATTAGCATCTGCTGTAGGTGTGATCCCTGATACAGAACTCTCAAAAGTCATTGCTCCCGTAAAGTTCCTTGCACCATCAACTCTTGCGTACTGCGCATGGTCATCATCAGTCAACCCAGCCAAACCACCATGATCTGTTACCACTTTACCATCCACATAATCTTTTGTTGTGAAGTGAAAACCAATAGTAGGTGCTACTCCTCCAACCACTCCCGTAAAAGCTCTAGTACCATCCACTAAAGCATACTGCGTATGGTCATCATCTCCCAATCCACTTAGACTACCATGATCAGTTACTATCGCACCATCCACATATTGCTTAGTAGATAAATGGAAAGCTGATGTGGGGTCTATCCCTGTGACTGCTCCTGTGAAGTTACCTGTAGTAGTTGATATACCACCTTGCTCAAATTTATGCTCTGATGCTGAATAGGTTATCGGTATGTAAGCTCCAACACCAGGTGATATTGCGTCATCATCGTAACAATTCATTGAAAGCCCTCCCGCTGTAACCGCAAAATCTGCACGAAAATTTTGATTAACGTTTCTGATTCTCAAAGCTGCTCCCGCATCCTCTATTAGTAATCCGTATGCTGAATCTGCGGTTGTTCCAATTCCTACCGAACCGCTGAAAGTTACTTTCTTCGTTGCCCCATCAATAGCGAGTAAAGTTGCCGTTGAATTTCTAAGCAAAACATTACCACCTTCTGCCGACGCTCCTAACGTCAAATTTGCCCCGTTTACTGACGAAGTACCACCCGTTAAGGTTATTCCCGTTGCTGCTGTTCTTGCTCTAAATAGACCGCCTAAAACATCATCGCTAAAAGTTGCTTTCCCATCGGTAGCAAACTCTAAAGCTGTACTCCCTTCCTGATACTCTAAAGCTGTCCCTGCTGAGTTTACTCTGACGATACGACTACCATTACCAGCCATTGCGATAGGTGTGTCACTTAGTTCTGTAAAGGTTGTTATACCAGCACCACCGATAGCACTACCTCCCCCAACAGCAGGGATAGACCCTCTTAGGTCTTTTAGTCCATCCGATATAAACTCTACAGTAGTAGACGTTCTCTTAATTACTAATTTGTACATCAAGAACCCCGTACCTAAATACTCAGTAGGTATAGTGTAGTCAGCAGACGCATCTACATCGTTTACCCCATCAGATAATGATGTGTAAGATGCGTTAGGTAGGTTAAAGAACAACTGACAGTCTTTAGTCTCCTCAGACACTACTCCCCAAACTACTAGGTTATAATACTTATTCCCTAAAGATACTCCTTCTGAATCTTCTGGTATATTATCAGAAGTTATACCGTTAGCTTCTGCATAAGCAGTCGTGCTATCGTTTATCACAAAAGCAGGTTTGGTAGTTGTGTTAATAGCAGGGTAGGTATGGTCATGTAGTTGAGATATATTCCCTTGCCCAATCGCCAAATCAAGTGTGGTTACTGCTGTGTCTGTAGACGATGGTGTCAACACACAACCAGATTGCCAAGCAGCAGGTCTTTTACGTATCCACTCGTTAATATGGCTTAAATGCCCTTGACCACTAGTTCCTCCTAAGTGATCTGTGTACGCATGAACTTTATAAACTCCCGTTGCAAGAGCTGTAGCGTATGATGGCACAAGCACTCTAGCTATTGGTGTGTACTGCTCATCATTTGGGAATGCTGTGGTGTTCTTAGTGATTGCTCCTAAGTTGTTTATGTAGACCCAATTCTCAATAGGTACAGTATCAGTACCTAATGTTAAGTCTATGTTTATCCCATCAGCTACACTTATATAATCTTGGTCAATGAGTAGCGATAACTTACTGTTGGTAGCCAGGCTGTTAAGTTGGCAATTAACTACACCACCACTAGGGGTTATCACCACCTCATTAGGCTCTAGTATAGCTCCATTGAAGAAGGTGTTATTGTCTTGTGTATTAGTTATGATCCTTAGTTCTGCGTAGAGCTTACCATCTGTTGCATCTGCTTTAGCAACACCACCCATTCTAACCTCGTAGCTAGGGGATAGTGGTCTAGTCTCTTGATACTCTCCTGCAACTGTCTCAGATAAATAAATGGCTGCACCCTCCGTAAGAGCAGCACCATTTTTTAAAAGTGTGGTATTAACACCATTCACAAAACCTGATGTGGTAGCCCATCCGAACTCATTTATTAACATATCATGGGTTGCTATCCCAATCGTATTGAGTGCGGAAGTAGCATCGTTAGCGATTGCTTTCTCTACGGTGACTGTTATCCCATCAGTATGCAAACCTGTTACTGTAACAACCTCTCCATTAGTGATTGCCTCTGTTGATCTAACTCTTACCCTTACCTCTTGTCCTACTTGTAGTGTAGCATCTGCCTCATCATCATATACTGCCAAGCATTTGTTCACTTTGTCGTAGAACACTCTGCCCTCAGTCCATGCAGGATCAGATGCTAAAGCTGGGTTGTAATCAATGTAATCAAACTCATTGTTGACCACACTATCTACATAAGATTTGGTGGCTAGGTGTGCATTCTCTGTAGGAGTAACCCCTGAGACTACATTAGTGAAAGACCATGATCCACCTATCGACTCATCTGCTGCTCTAAAGCAGACTGACTCAGAGAGGTTGCTGAATGTTTGTCTTTGTACTCCTGCTGTTATATCACCGTTTAGATTATCCTCATAATTTAAATCCGTACTAGATTGAAATTCTGTTTTTGTCTGTACTACTGGAATTGTTGCCATGATTAATCGTGTTGTATTTGTTGATGAGCAGCATCAAAAGCAGTATCAGAAGGTACGTTATCTGAGCCTATTTCTATGACTTCTCCGTTATATTGTCTTGCCTTTACATTTGATGAAATTCCATTAGGATAAAATACCCTATTAAAATCATCTGGGTCGTTCAATACATTTATCGGAGTAAACTCTCTATCCGTGAAAAATGTACCTGACACAACCATTCTTGTTTTTTTCGTTAACCTCTGTATCCACCCCACCAACCAACTTTGTAGTGTTTTAGTTACAGTATCTTCTCCTAATTCGCTCCAAACAGTAGTTGGTGTACCATCTGCTATTTTAGTGTAATTTAAGAAAATTTTCTCATCATTGTTGAAATTATTGTCTAAATCGAACAAATTAATTTCCTTTTTATAGTCAACCTTATTTAAAATATCATTAGTATTGTAGGTTATCACCTCCTCTGGTATATCAGCACCATTCGGGAAGAAATTCAACCCAATGTAGTCGAACATTGTAATTGAGTAAGTAGTATCTGATCTTAACTTAGAGTAGGTTTTTACTAAGTCCCATTTTCTTTGGTAGCTAGGATTTGTTGATATATCATCAGGTATTATAACATTAATATCATCAGCAGCAGCAGACCCACTATTTAACTCGTAGTAATAATATATGTCAAAAGAAGCACCAGTCTCTATGGCTACTACCCTTCTTGATCCTAAATCTAAGTTTGGAGTTTCTACTCCTTGCATTTGACTTATCAAATCGTTTGTGTCTGTTGCAGTTATATTCCTTTCAAATAGATTTATAGGATAAACTTTAACAGTCATTGTGTCTGTAGTGGAATTACCATCAGGTAAAAGGAACTCTTTCTCAAACTTGACATCATCCTCAAAGGTAGTAACCCAAGATTCGTTTTGAGGGTCAGAATTTGTCCATGTACCTTTTGTAGTTAAATATTGAGAACCTAACTTAACCACCCACTTCAATATAAGATAAGGTGGGTAATCATTAAAAGATTTAGGATTAAGGATAGTAAGGTGATTAGCTCTAAAATTTATATTCCAACCTAATACCATTTTATCATTAGTGCTATAGTCAATTTGCTTATTCCAATGAATATAAGACTCTGAATTTTCCTTTTTAAAATAAAGTATCTCCCAATATTCCTTAACTTCTTTTTCTGTAGTTATTGATGATATACTCTGCGATAAATCTTGTTGCTTATACAAAGTAAACCCCTTCATGTGTTGTAAGTATCCACCACCATCGAAGATTGCATTATTTGTATTAAAAGATGTAGCAAGACCTTGATCGTTAACTACTGTATTAATAGTAAGTATCACCTTCCTAAATACAGATGACATTATTCTGCTCATGCCTCCTACCCATCTGTATCTGCTTGTATCGGCTGTTCCTTTGAAGTCTACTCTTGGATTCCATGCTCCAATGCCAACATAAGTTAGGTCTTTATCATACTCAATGTAGTCTATAGCCTCACCTAAAAATTCTTTCTTTCGGATGACGTACCAGTACCCTTCCCATGACACCAACATAGCATCATAGATCACTAGTATATCCTTCAAAACATCTCCACATGATGCTACATCTCCATCATCCTCTCTGTACACATCTGTATTGATGAAGGTCTGAGCTAATGAGGATGAGGTAGCCTTACCACCTACTAAAGCTGGGTCATGCCCTGCGTCAAAGATGTTACAAGCTATTCTGTACCCTTGCGCTAACTTAGTCTTGTCTAAGCAAATCTTCATCACCGCTAGTTGTGATCTGTCTCCTACAATGTACTCGTTATCTCCATCCTTTATGTACTCATCATTTCCTAAGAACTCTCTGTTGTTCAGATCGGCTATCCGATCTGTTGCCGTGAAGTTAGTCACATAAGGAGTGGTGTTAGGAGAGTCAGCAAATGACTCAGGGTTTACATACCCTCTCCAAGTCTCTTCCCATACAGGTACTTCTAATGTGCCTGTGTTCTTGTACACAATTACCTTGTGCTTGTCATCATCTCCGTTAGCAATGTCAATGTACTGATCTAAACTCGTAGCGATCAATGACACATCAACTTGTGAGCTGACAATGTTTATATCGGTGATGTCTCTACCCTCACCTCTTGTGCTGTGTGTGAACGGATTAGCTGCACCCTTTACCTCTGTGATAGTAGAGATATAGCTCCTCTCTAAGATGTCTATTCGACCCTCTTGCCCTACATCATCTTGGAAGCCTGTTCTCCAACGTACCCCAAAAGGTAAGTCATCAGAAGCTACCGTTGCTCGTAAGCTAGTGGTGTAACCTTTATTGTCCATCGCATAAATACGGTAAGACCCTCTAGGTAAGTTTGAGAAAGTAGGGGATGGTTGCCCTTGCCCATAAACCTGAGGTGGGTAGCCTAGCTCAAAAAGTATAGGTTCACTAATTGTGTCGTTAGTACCTGATGCTGAGACTGTTATCTCTCCATCATTTGTTACTGTGTCAGATGCGTTGGTTACTGACACTAAATTTATTTCTATATCGTTTACATCTCCCTCAACTGGATCAGGTGGGTTGATCGTAACTACCTTCAAGAAGTAAGGAAAGCTACCACTATAAGTAAAAGATATAGTGACGTTGTTGCCACTATTATCGTAGTTTGGTACTACTACTGTATATCCTGTACCACTTCTGTACCAATAAGTTCCCACACCAGGAGTTGGTGAATTACGATCAAGAAGGATAAGATCACCCGTATCAGATGGGACAGGTGTATCAACATTAAAAACAGATATAGCGTTTGTATCTACATCGTAATACGTCTTAATTATATCTCCCTCTTCAAACGCTACTAATTGAGGTGAGTCTGCTGTTATTAATATAGTACCTAATAGTTCTGCCATTATCCTATTTGTCGAGCATCTGCTCTGTTTTGTTGATTAAAGACTGCTACCAATGATCTACCATCAGCAACTAGCTCACCTTGTACGTTCACATTTATAGATTGCCCTCCTCTAGCACCGTTGAAAGAGCCTGTGCCTCCTCTGCCACCGCCTCCTGAGTCTCCACCAGATAAGTTAGCTGACATATTGTTAGCTGCTGCATTAACCGCTGCTCCTGCTGCTACTAAAGCTACCCCTGCTGCTGCTGCTCCGTACCATTGTCCTGATGCAAAACTAGTTTGGAATGTTTGAAGTAATTTAGATGCTAATATCATAGCAACACCAATCCTTTGCATACCAGTTCCTAATATCTTTAGTAAGCCAGTAAAAAGATCATTCCATCCTGCTCCTCCTCCCATTAATGCACTAGCAGCGGTATCAAAAGAATGGATCATCGCATCAATAGTAGTTTGCTTAATAATATCAGATAACATATCATTGTACTCCTTTTTCTTCCTAGCCATTGCGTCAAGATGTTGTTGATAAGCATCTTGCCATTTTTTCATCCCTTCTTTTACAATATCTAGTTTTTCGTCTGAAAAAGGATTAATTGGATCGCCAGCAACTTCTGAAAACCCAAAACCTTTAGTTTTAGAATCTTGTAATGGTATTGATTGCTGTCTTATTATCGCTGCGTCTCTCGCATCTTCCTCTGCTTTTTTTAAATCTTTTAAAGCATCTATGATAGCTGTAATTCTATTCTGATAAGCCTTTTGTGTACCCTCTAAAGAACCAAGTGTTATAATTAAGTTTGCGTAATCTTCCTCTAAATCTTCTACTGATTTTTGTGCGTTAGGAAGTATCTTACCATCAATATTCCTATTAAGTTTATCAAATAACCATATTTGTGCCTTAGCTTCTTTGATGTCATCTTTTAATAAATCAAATGCTACCCCTAAATCGTTTAATGACTCTTCACTATCACCAAATTGGTTTAATGTTTTTGTCCATCTCTCAAAAGCTGCATCAGATGCTCTTATTTCGACAGGGATCATTGAGTTCATTAATTTTGTAGCAGCATCAGTCATGCCCTTTAAAACATTTCTAACAGGTGTGGCTTTTTGTATAAGACCATCTAATGCAGAAGTAAATAAAGCCCAAGACGTAACAAGGTTATCTTCAATAATATCAGACTGCTTATCTATCTCTCTGTTGCTATCCTCAAATTGACCAGTTAATGCGTTTACTTTCTTTTCTTGTTGGGTTAATATAAGCAAAGCTCCTGCTGCTCTTATACCCACTAATTTCTGAGCTGTAGATAACTTATTGGAAGAACCAGCAACCATTTCAAGAGCATCACTATATGTCATCCCTGCTGCATTCAGAGACATATAAATCTTACGTAAATCTGTACCTGCTTTACTAGCATCTATGTTGGCATCCACCAATTTTGCTAATCTAGCTGTGTTGACCTCCGCTGTCACTCCCCAAGCCTTTGCTGTTGCTCCTGAGTTAGCAGTACCTACTGTAAATTTCTCTAGTGTTAAAGCAGATTTAGAAAAGGACTCAGCCATCAAGTTAGCTATTCTCTCAGATTGAGAAGCCTCTAAATTAAATGAGTTTAAAGTACCAGCTAAAGTTTTAGCTGCTTCTCCTAAATCTTCATCTGTTACTAAAGCTAGTTTAGTTACGGCTGATGTAGCAGCTAGTATTTTAGATGTACTAAAACCTAGTTTTGATAATTGTAGTTGTAAGTTACCTACCTCTCCTGCTGTAAATTTTGTTGTACGCCCTAAGAGAAGTGCGTTATTAGTTAATGCCTTTAATTGCTCCGCACTAGCACCTGAGATAGCGTGTACCTTATCCATCACTAGCTCAAAATTAGCTAGGGATTTTACAGCACTTTTTATACCATCTAAAATTACAGCACCACCAAAAGCAGCAAGCATAGTGTTGCGGATACTCTTACCTACTTTACTTATAGAGCCTTGAAATCGCTTTAGCCTATTCTTAGCTTTATTCAAATCTCTGTTTAGCTTTGCAGTATCAGCTCTTAGCTTTATTATTAACTGTTCCTCTTTCTGTGACATTATCCTTTTTTATATTGTCTCCTTACTTCCAATCTTATAGACTCAGCAAATTTTGCTAGTGCTTTACTCCCTTTTGTTTTTTTAGCTAACTCAAAAGGATTGTATCCAGTAGTTCCCTCAACATTACCTTGCCCTTTTCCTTTCCTTCTACCTTGCTTATGAGGTCTGTTTCTGGTATCCTTGTTACCAAACCAAGTAAGAATAGCATAACCTCTTACGTTCCACCATTCCTTCCCCTTCCCTGCTGACACAGGTATATCTACGTCTTTATTAAAAAGCACGTTTACACCTGGTCTTAATCTTGATTTACTGACCCTTGTTTTTACAGCACTTCTAACAGCATGAATATAAGGGTACTTAGTAGATGGTTTGATAAGTTTCTGAACCTCGTCTTTTAAGATATTTGCTGCTGGTCTAGCTACTTTACGCAAAAACTGTGTCTTTGCCTGAGTATGAAAGCCAATAGCATCGACCTTCTTTAGCACCTTCTCCATCCCTATTAAAAACTTATCAGCCATCCTCTTTATTAATTTTAGTGACCTTCATCATCATGTCAGGTGTAAGAGTTTTCTTCTTCTTACCAATTGCGTCAGAAGGGATGAATACATCTTTTAACTCTAAACTGTCCTTCTTAGCATGGAGAATCATGGAGTAGTAAGAACTATATCTTACCATCTCCCAATCCTCCTCCTTTCTATTCCTGTAGCCTAAGTAAGCACACTCCAATTCGTATGGGGTCATGAGCATGAACTCGCTTAAACTAATGGCGAGTACTCCAAGTCCTATCTCATAAAACTCGTTCCAACCCAACGTAAGATTTGAAGTCTCGCCATCTACTTTTTTCCACTACCACCGCCAGATAAATCGTCTGTCAATATCTGTATGACCTCCACCATTAACTCCGTTGTCATGTGTTCTCCCACATCCTCAATTTCGAGGGCGAAGTCATTCTTAACACCGTTAGCTTTACACTCTATCCTGTGTGCCTCCTTGATCCCCACATAAGCGAGGTCGAGGACTGTACCAAAGTCCATCTCATCATTAAACGATAAGCCTGAGCCTCCGTTTATTGAATTAAATTCCTTTAATGCGTTGAAATTGAACCGAATCTTATGAGATATTCCGTTTAGTTGTATCGTTTTCATTTTATTATGCTAAAATTGTTCCTGTTGATAATGCTCCTGATCCAGATAAAGTGAATGTCCACTCTGCCGTTCCATCTAACTCACCACTCTGCTCTATGTTGGTGAAATATGCTGCTCCTGTAAAATATTGGGTAGCATCTCTGAATGTAGCATAAACTATTGTCCCTGCTTTCTGAAATGCCATCGCCTCATCTAATCCTTGCGCTGATGCATGGTCTATGTAGGCACTACCTGACATTGACCAATCTTTAGTTCCTGGTATAAATTCCTTATCCCCACCACTATCTTTGTTCGTACATTCTACCTCTGATGTGTTGACACTCAATGTCACACTATTATTCATGGTAATTTTTGTCCCCTCATTCAATGCGCTATCGTATGCTACATTGTTGAGATATATTGATAAATCTGTTCCGTTAAACTTTGCCATGACTTAATTTGATCCTAATGTTAATGCTCCTGTACCTGATAATGTAAATGTCCACTCTGCCGTGCCATCCAACTCGCCACTCTGCTCTATGTTGGTGAAATAAGCGTCTCCCGTATAATTAGGATCACTTGCTACTGCGTTAGTAAACTCAGCCGATACTGTAGTGTTTGCTAACCAACTTGTTATCGCTTGGTCTAAACCTTGCGCTGATGCGTGATCTATGTAGGCACTCCCCGACATTGACCAATCCCTAGTTCCTGGTAATATTTCTTTAAAACCAGAACTGTCTTTACTTGTACACTCCACCTCTGAGGTGTTAGTGCTTAATGTCACACTATTATTAAGTGTGATCGCTACGTCTGAGATTTGAATCTGTAACGCTGTTCCATTATATTTTGCCATCTTTCTCTACTTTTATAGGTTTGGAGATAGTGTTACCTGCCTCATTTATTTCTACTGCGTCTCCTTTCTTCACGTAATACGAGCCTAGACTATTGCTCATACTGTAAATCGAATCCTTCAAGTGCCAACCATTCGTGTTGGGTCTTGTATCTTTAGTTTTCTTTATAAATCTTACTCTCATATCTCTACTTCTTCTGGTACGAAATCTATTTGTTTTAACTCTGACACATCTACGTCAGGGTATGCTTTGCAAAAGCGATCTACGCCATACAAATACTTATCTTCTCTTTGAGTGATGGTGGGTACAACAAAGTCATGCCCATCCCCATCCTCTTCTCCACACTTGAAGAACTCATGGTTGCTTTCAAGATGTAGGTACTGTAAATCGTCGTATGTTAATTCAAATACTTTCATGTTTCTCTATTAAATAGTTAGCATAATCTTTACTCTCTGCGTCTGTTAGTGGAGTGCTTCGTATCATTAGGTGTTTGAAGGTTGTGTCTCTGTAGACCGAAGATGTTTTAATTAAAGCACCAATACTCATATTATCTAATGCATTAGGAGAATCAAACCAACGCCCATCATTTACATAAGCCCCTTCATTTATTGCACTATCAATTCCATTAATCAACAAAGTGTACACGCTTCCGTTTGATCTCCACTCAATTACATCATCATCAGATATATCAGCAGATGACTCCATTATATTATTTACACCCGCTATTCTTGCTATAAGGAAAGCCTTACTGACATTATTACCAAACTGAAAATAATTACTATTACTACTAGTCGCGGCTAATCCAAAATCTATTTGATTTGCTCCACTTACTTTACTAATATAAACAACACTCCCTGTACCCATCGCTGCAAACTTAGCCACATCTAAAGTATTCTCTGAATAATCACTTACACCATCGTATGAAATCTGAGTAGGTACTGTTGCGCTATCAACTAGTCCTCTGTTAGCTGATATTGTTTGCGTGAAGTGTGAACCTTGGATTTCGTTTATTACTACGTCTTTGATGTAAAATCTATCATCATTAGGGTCGTTTGCTCCTGTGAAAGACTGTTGTCCATTAGCTTTAGCTCTAAAAAATACACGAGCACTAGGAGCTAAAAAGGTATATTCAAAATATGTTTTTGTATCAAATACAGTTAAATCACTAGATATTGCATCACCTACTGTATCTATAAGAATAGAATTTAGATTAGATTGACCACTTTCTAAAAAGTAATATCCTGATATCTTATAAGTCTTTCCTGTAATTACTAAATCTTGTCTAAGGTGATGTGAAGTAAGTGCGGTGTCATTAGCGTAATATTTTAACCATCCACCTTCACTATTTATTATTTCATTACCTAAAGCTACACCTTCGGTTCCTAGCCACCCATTCTCATTAACACTAAAATCTGACGTATATACATTAGTCTCAGCAAGCCCTTCCGATTGATCAAGAATTGCCACACTTCTATCGTCTACTCCTGATGCTATGATGTTAGCGTCTACATCTCTTGCGTCTAAGAGAAGTTGTGGTCGTAGCTCTGTTGTCACTAGCCCACTCTCGTTACCAAATAGGGAGTAGTTAGCACCAGTTAATGCTCGTACCTTATAATTGAAGTACCGTGAGCTATCACCCGTAATAGAGCTATCTCTGTAACTGTCTGCGTTAGTGGTTGTACCTAATAAGCTGAATGCCCCACCGTTCTCTGCTCTCCAAATCTCGTAGCTATCTGATGTGCCTACTGTGCCATCTGTCCATGCCAAGTCAATGACGTTGTAGCCGTACAAAGTAGCACTCAATAATGTTGGCAACCCAACTATCGCTCTGTTGATAGTAACCAAATACTCATCCTCCTTAGTGAACTGTACATTATTAGCCATTCTGTCCTCGTGCATATACCCGCTTCTCTGGAATGTGCATCTAGCTATCGTCTCACCGTTGTAAGTCCCTGCTGCCACATAATCAATGGCTGTTCTTACCGCTGCTGCGATCTCAGTCACCCCTACTCCGTTTGCATTCGTATAAGCTCTGTCAGCGACACTTGATATGGTTAATCTCACAAAATCAAGATCACTAGGCTCTCTAAAGGTGTTGGTTGGGTTTGAATCCTCAATGTCTACAATGACATAAGGCTTCTTAACAGATTGAGCTATCGTATTAGTTCTAATCTTATCGTTGCTGCCTAACAAAGTTGTTAAAGCACTATCATTCTTCAATATGTTGACAATCGCTTTACTCATGTTTCTTGTTTAAATAATTAGCATAGTCTGCACTCTCCGCATCTGTTAAAGGTGTAGAGAAGATAGATAGGTGTTTGAAATCTGACTCATAAAAACTTGACCCACTTGTAAGAATAAAAGCAGAAATAGACATTTGATCTAGTGTATTAGGATAATCAAACCAACGACCATCATTAACTCCTGAGTTAACTACTGCTAAATCTTCAACTCCATTTATAAAGCAGGTATAGGTGCTTCCGTTTGATCTCCATTCAATAATATCTCCTTCACTTAATATTGTAGTAGACTTCATGGAATTACTGTTGCCTCCACTTTTTCTAACAAATAAAATAGCTTCATTTAGAGATGTAACCCCGAATCTAACAAAATTAGTTGCTACTGATAAATCAGACATTGTGAAAAAATACCTAGTAGATGATCCAATATTTGCTATGTAAACCACGCTACCCCTATCATAAGCAGCAAACTTAGCTACGTCTAAAGTATTCTCTGAATAATCACTTACACCATCGTATGAAATCTGAGTAGGTACTGTTGCGCTATCTACTTGACCTTGATTTGCCACAACTACCTGAGTAAAATCTGCACCCGTAGCAGATTGATCACCTATAACTTGCGCACCTAAACCATTAAGCGTTAAGTAGTCTAAATCTCTTGCGTCTAAGAATAGATCAGGGTTTAAAGCACCCGTTAGATAAGAGACTGTGTTAGCTCTTGTAGTTACTCTCGCACCTATAACCGCCTCTACCTCGTACTCTAAATACTTAACATCGTCTCCTACTAAGAAGTCATCATAGCTAGTTAGATTAGTTGTGTTGGTTAATAACGTCAACTCCCCTGTGTCTACCTTACGGTAAATATTGTAGCTGTCTGCCTCTCCTGATGTGTTGTCAGACCATGTTAGGTTGATCCAAGTGTAGTTAGCAGTTAATACTAAGTCTGTTGGTGCTTCTACTACCTCTACAATAGTAGCATTATCTCTTTGGATAGTGTCAAGTACCAATAAATTCCTATTTCCCTTGAAGTTCCGTACTCCCGTAATAGAATGATGCTCACCATCTACTACGTATATCATCTTGTTAGCTGTGATTGTTCTTGATCGCTCATTGCGGATCAACCATGATGCTTTTAACTTAGCTGTTTGCTGATTGAACTCAAACGTCTCTAAAGTGTCCGTTTTGAGGGGATTCATGTACTTAGATCGTACACCAGGATAAATTATCTCCGCTGTCTCTACATCTGTTCCCGTACCATCATCTGCTAGTGTGATTTGATGAATATCTCCCGATACATCAAACATTCTTGGGTCTATTACGCTGAGTCCCATCTATCTATCGTTTTTATCTGGATCGAAAAACAATTTAGATGTTAAAATGGTAGCGTTGTATGCCTTCTCGACATCCGTACCATCATAATATTCTTTTACCTTTAAAAGAATCGCCATTTTTGCCCACTCAGGTATATCTGTGTCTGCCTCTCCGTAGCCTGATACCCAAACCAGCTTTACTACGTCATTTTTTGTGGTTAATGTAGCAGGGTAGCCATCTATCGGCTCTATTCGCTGCTCATCTCCAAATGTTGTTATTGTATAGTCCGTACCCTCTACTAAGGACTGCTCATCACCTTGCTCATCTAAGTAAGTAAATGATGTGATGCTCTGCACCTTGCCTTTAGGGATAAATATTGTTGTGTAATCAAAATGACGTATAGAAGCCTCCCAAAAACTTGATGGGAAAGCATCTAATGTCATCGTCCACGTTTGGTTAATTAAAGAACGATCAGTATCTTGCTCAACTGCTTGTACAGCAGCCTTAATTGCATTCGCTATAACTAATGGACTCTCTCCACTAGATATATACAATTGTTGCTCAACTAACTCTGTTAATACCGCATTCGTTGCAGGACTTATCGTTCTTTCTAATCTCATCGTTTTTCTCTACCTTTTTTAGATACAGCTTTTTCAACTTTTTTAATTGGTGCTTTAATCTCAGGCTCGTTAGGATCACAAACGTATCCTCCCTCAATCCCTGCATGGGCATCAGCAGCAGACATCTCTACTACTTCCCCTTGTTTGAATAAAAGATTGGGTGCAAGTGAATGCGCCCAATCTTTTTTAATCTTAAACCTCATTATCAAGCCTGAGTTAAGTATTTAACAGGTTTTGTTCCTGCGTCTACCAATACTGAGTCATGACGAGTGAACATCACAAAAGCAGTTTGATTGTAATCCGCATATCTCTCACTCAATCTCAAAATAAGTGGAGTACCTGCATCTCTAATCATAAATTTAGAGAAATCACCAAAAGCAACCGTTTTAGCAGTAGTGGCAATAGAAGCCATTGACTGATTGATCGCATACTCATAACCTAAGATAGTACCTGGTGCGCCATCTCTTCCATTAGGAGCAGACCACAAATAATCACCATCGGTGTTTTTCAATTTCTTGATGTAAGCAAATGTCGCATCATTGAAAGTGAACTTAGCACCCATTGAACCCATACGTCTGTAAGCAGGATCAACAGAATGTTCCAAATCAATCAACTCATCAAAAGTGATCGCTGTAGCACCTGCGGTAGTCTTACCTGATGTAGCTCCCGTAATAAAACCTGCTGGTTTCGCTGAACCATCACCTGTGGTGAAAGCTGCGTTAGTTCCTCTACCAATTCGCTCTGCACCTGCGTTAGCAATGTAGCTCATGATGTCAAACTTACTGTCCTCGATCAATTGGTTAGATACTCTAATCAATTTAGAAGTGTAAGTGTAAGCATTCAATGGAACACTAGCAAATACTAGGTCTTGCTCTCCAACTTGCGCATTCTCAGCTAACAACACACCCACATTCCCTGTATCGTTGTTGGTAGGGAAGTCAATTTGCTCACCACCACTCGTTTTCATCACATTACCAAGTTGTCTCGCTCCACTTACACTAAGTAATGCTTGCTCAATCTGATCTGCCATAAAAGTAGGTACAGTAAATCCACCCTCAGTAGTAGTCCCTGCTGATTGCGCTCTGGTATGAGTGCCTAAAGAATTTCTTTCTTCTTTATCCATACTAGCAAACCCACCTCTCAAATACTTCTCAAAAGCTGCTGACTTTCTCTTCGAAATCTCTTCGTCAGTTTCAATTGCTTTTCTTTGCTCTGGGGTAGCGTTCAACTTAGCTCCCTCTTTCGCATCTAAAGCAGATTGTCTTGCCTCTAATGCTTCCTCTCGCTCGATGCGTTTCCCAAGAGCGACATCCTCTGCCTCAAACTTGTTATATCTTACATCTTGCTCCTCTGTCATCACACCCTTATTTTCCTTATCGGCTGTGTCAAGAATCGCTCTTTGATCAGCAACGATTTTAGACCGTTGCTCTTGTAATTCTAAAATGTTACTCATCTCTCTTTTAATTTTAATTCTAATCGTTTTCTTTTTGTACTCGTACTTAAACCCTCTGGCTTAATGCTATCAAATGATCTCTTTGCCACACTCGTATCTGCGTAAGCAGGATAAGTTACAGGCGAAACATCATATAATCTTTTTAACTGTGTTATTTGCCGTAGATCAGGCTTACCAGACCTCTCGATCCATGTCTCATCCTCTATTGAGAAAGCAAATGAGCTTTGGCTTACGTCACCACTCTTAATCGCATCCTCTAAATCTCTTGCAAATGTTCTGTTTGGTGTTTTATAAGAATATCTTAAATCTCCGTTCTCTGCTACACTTAAATTAAGCGTACCCTCACCGTTGACACTTCTTGCTAACGGGAAATTGGGGTCATGATTGAACAAAGCTCTAACATCATCTTGTAAAACATTATCAAACGCACCAGGCATGATCTCTTCCTCAAACCAACCTAAATTTGTTCGTTTGTTTACTACGGCTGCCACTCCCTCTATTGTTGTCTCGTCATCTTCGGCTCTTATCTCCACTTTATGTGAAATGTGCCTCCGTTCAGCTCCATCAATACTCCTTATGTAGTCCTCATTCTTCTCCATTACTACTCTGTTTAATGTCCTTACCTTGAATTAATGAGTCTAAATACTCATCCATTCTATCTAGTGGTATGTCTTGCATCTGCTTAAATGATCTGTCTCCACCATCTACAGGGTTCATATCCTCTAGTTTAGCGATCTGATTGGGAGTGATCGCTCCAATTCCTGACAATGCTTTGTAAAATTCGCCTCTCGACTTAGCATCCGCTTTCAGTAAACCATTTAGGTTGTACTTAACAAATAATTTCTTTTTCTCAGAAGGTTTGAACAACTTTCTGTTTATCTCTTGCTCCCATTTTGTGATCCAACCATCTATTGTGTAGGTAGCAAACTCTATATTTTGCTGCTCGATGTTGTTAAAGGTCGCTCTGTCTAACTCAAATAACAAATGTGGTGGCACTCCCGTAAATCTAGCTATCTCTCCTACAGAGAATACTCTCGACTCCAAAAACTGTGCCTGGTCAGGTGTGATGGCTAATTGCTTGATGTCAAAATCACCTGATAAAAAAGCAGCCTTACCAGAGTTTACTCCCGTTTGAGCTGCTTGCCAATTCTTTTTATTATTACTGTTCTGTGTGCTGTCGTATTTGCCTTTGTTGACAATCGCTATAGGTGGTGTGCTATCGTTTTTAATGAAGTAACTTGCCTTATCCTCGTAAGTTTTCGCTAATCCTAGCGTCTCCTTCATCAAATCTAACTTAGCAATCCCTAAAAGTCCATCATAACTGAATCCAGCTACATGAAACATATTTCTTGGGAGAATGATCCTTGTTAGCCCTCCTTCTGTGACCTCATACACCATCCTACCCTCATTGGTCTTAACTGCTACCGTAGTGGCTAAAAATGGTACACCTAAACTCTTTACAGACCCATCTCCTGCTCTGAATATCTCAGCGAAGAAATTTCCGTAAGTATTTAACTGTCCTTGCCCTGCTGCTTTCCAATTGACTGCTGTCTGCATCTCATTTGGCTCTAACTTGAACAAATCCGCTACATCATGAGATATTATCTCGGTTGACCCATCTGCCATGCGCTCATGTACATTAATAGGGAGTGTAGCTAAAGTATCTGATAAGATTTGGTTCGCTCTAGTGTATGCTGAGATAGCTAAAGAGCTGTTGCCGTTGACAGACGCACCTGATTTGGTGGTACTACCGTTCAAAAACTGTAATAGAGTATCGTTAGTGATGGGTATATTCGGATTTTCCAAAGACCTAGCCTCTGGATTGTAGACAACAGAGTTCCAAATATTCTGTAAAAATCCTTTCTTTTCCATTAATTATTAACAGTTTATACAAAAATAAACAATAAATGTTAAAAAACTAACTAAATGTAAAAAAAAGATTAATTTATTTTTACCACACCTCAATTACCCCTGAGTGGACTATAGGATCAGCGTTAATCCTCATGTACTCCGTGTATGCTGTAAGTAGTGCAGAAACACCATCTATCTTGTTCCCTGACTTGTTTTTGGCTGGATATTGATCTCCTTGCTCCCCTAATCGCATCACCGTATTAGCGAAATTCCATAACAAAACTTTATTTCCTCGTAAGTCGAAATGTTTTCTTTTTAATAAGTTCTGCATCTCCACTACGGCAGGGCTGAGTTTAAATCCTTGACCAACTGGCTTCAGCTCATCCTCATAGCCTGCCTCTGCCATCATCGGTAATATTGCCATTATAGCGTATTTTGCATCGTAACCAAAGCTAATAAGGTTGTACTTCTTAACCTCTGCTATAATGTCTCTAGCAATCATCATGTGGTCTGCCACATTGCCATCTTGCTCGATCATGTTATTAAAACCCTGATCTATCCATCTTCTGTAGTCAACACCATCTCTGTTGTTGTTTACCTTATCCTTTGGTATCCAGAACATCATCTTAACAGCATGGACATCTTGACGCACATTAGGGAAGAACATTGCAAATGCGTTCAAATCGTCTGCTTTTGCTAAATCTAACCCTGTGTAGCACTCCTTACCTAGTAACTCTTCATCAGTTACACCATGATCATTGGATAATAATATCTCTTGTTGTATCCATGTTTGAGCTGCGTCTACCCAAATGCCACAATTCTTAATCTTGACACTTACCTCGATTGCTCCACCTACATTCTTTGCCTCCTTGATCCTCTCCCTTAACTGCTCCGCTAACGGCTCAATGTATGGGATCATAGGGTTACTCTTGATTAGCTCATCAAAGTTGTCCCAATCAGCCTCGTTGTCTAGCTCAAACATAATAGGTAAGAACCTATCATCCTCTACTGTACCATTTAATATCTTAACTGCTTTGTCCCTTAGAACGGAGTAGCATGGTGCATCCTTATCATGACCTGGTGAGGTGATAATCACTACTATAGGCTCTTTCCTCAAACCTTGCCCTGACTTCATTGTCTCCAATAGAGCTAAATCTTTTGCCTCATGAAGCTCATCTATTATAACTGCGGATGGGTTTCCTCCATCGCCAGGCTCTCTAGGCATTGCCTCTATCCGAGATAACCTACCCTCATCCTCGTTATCGTACAATATCTCCGTGACCTTCTTCTTCTGCGTGAACACCTCTAACAGTCCATCATCCAAAAACTCCTTTAGGATTGGAGACTTCTTGACGATCTTACCCATCATCTCTGTACAGATGATCGCTTGATCTCTACTGTTAGCACCACACATAATCTGAGCATCCTTGTCAGCTCCCCAAACCAATTCAAATAAAGCAACAATAGCAGCATAGAAAGTCTTAGCTTGCTTTCTTGCTACCTGCATATAAACATTCTTGTACTTCCTTCGCTTGTTGTCTCTGTAGCGTAAACAATATATCTGTTCTATCCAAAAGGCATGGTGGAGAGGTAGCTCCACAGGTGCGTTCAATTCAGGAACATAACAAACCTTCTCAAACCAAAGAGATACCTTGTTGTGCCACTCCAAATCGAAGTATAGGTCTTTCCTCTCTAAATCTTTTAGATAACTCTTTGCTTGTAAGATTATAAATTTAGATGCTACTAACTCGCCACTAACCACCTTAGTAGCGTACTCATAAGATTTGCTTTCTTTATAGGACTTGATCACTTAGGTCATGCTTACATTTTTACTGTTTGAGATCAAGACCTCCATCGCTGACTTCTTCTTTTTCTTCTTACCCCAAATCTCTTTCTCCTTGTTTCTTATAGCAGGGTTGCATCCCCACTTATCAGAGTATTTAGCTATATATTCTAAATCATTCTTTAGTATAGTCCACTCTGCTCGTACCTGTGAGTAACCAGATTGGGTGACTTGTGTACTCCCTTCCTTGTTTATGATTGCAGTCATCAACTCGATTGACTCAAACCTACTCGCAAAAGCTGATAAGCCGAATGAGTCTGTAGGTATTAGCACATCTTTATTAGGTATATACTCATACAATTCTAAAAAGATAGCCTTACCTCTCTTAGATAGATAGGGTTGTGGTTCTAAATGTGTTTCCATTTTATTCGTCTTATGATTCTGTTTAT